ACCCCACCCCCTTTTTGGGACCCCCCGTATATCAAAGTACAATCCTACTGGCGGTTATTGTACCAAACCGCCCTTTTGGTATAATCTATTGCCCTACGGAATTATTTTTTGTTGGGCAATGTTTGCGGCCCTTAAAACAAAAAAACCGCCAGAGTTTCCCCTGACGGCTTTCTTTGAGATCCGCCGACCGCGACGCGACCGCAATCCATTGTTCTCCATTAGCGGCTATGCTTTACGGGTGGTAATACTGACGCTGCTCTGCTTCGTATTACCTGATACATGGAAGCAGCAGAAACATGCGGCCCCGTAAACTATTTCCTAGGTAATTAACCCCTGACCTTACATCCAGATGCAGTTTGTTAATTAAGCTTGAGTACTATATATGGCGGCAATAAAAAATTGTCAACTAACCGCAGACCATGCGGCCTCTAGTTCCGTGATGTAGTGCGGAGCATTAGACATTGTCATTCCCCCAAATTAGGGGTAATAAAAGTTACATAGTTTCAAGGCATTATACTTTAAACAACGGGGAAAATCAAATGCCGACACCTAAACTATCTGTGGAAGTTTTAATTGAAACCCTTAAACTTTTGGAAGCGCATAGCCGCCGACCAACCATAGCCGCTAAGGCGGGAAACATATCGCCAAACACATTTAACCACAGAATGAAAATGGCGTTTGAACGATTCCCTAATGGGTTGGATGACGTAAAATTAGAATACCCAACATCCTCTTGGACTTACCCCAGACTTAAAATAATTGATGCCCCCGATACAAAATGGATTATAGGATCTGACCTCCACGTCTGGGACGGTGATCCAACCCTCATTTACAAAGCATTCGTTAAATTAGCTAAATCCCTTAAAGTTGATGGGATTATCCTTAACGGGGATATTATTGACGGGGCACGAATTAGCCGCCACCCATCCATCCGGAATTCCAAAGCTCCCAAGATTGAAAAAGAAATTGACACCGCCAAGAAATGGCTCCGTTTCCTCCCCAACGCTAAATACAAATTATGGACGCTAGGCAACCACGATATCCGTATTGATAACTACATCGCGGCAAATGCGTCGGAACTGGATGGATACATCTTATCCCTGCATGAGCATTTTACAGATTGGGATTTTTCTTTTGCGTTTGATATTAACGGAACTGAAATCCGCCACAGGTTCAGGGCGGGGATACATGCGGGGTGGAACAATGCCCTACATAGTGGGATAAATATTATCACCGGACATACCCACCAGTTACAGGTAACTGCTATGCGGGATAGGCGCGGATCACGGTGGGGTGTGGAGACTGGGATGATGGCGGACCCTACTGGCCCGCAATTTCAGTATGCGGAAGGGACTCCCTCGCGGTCGCAGCAAGGGTTTGCGGTAATTTCTTTTGATGAGGACGGGACAATGTTCCCGCCGGAACTGTGCGAAATGATTAATGGCCGCCCCGTGTTTAGGGGCGACCATGTATTTTGATTAAGAAAAGGATTATTCTTCCTCTTCTTCATCCTCTTCGGAATCATCGCTCTCATCGGGATATTCGTACTCTACTTCAATCTCAACAAGCTTTTCCAAGCCGTCTTCGTCCTTTTCAATTTTAAGGACTGGCAACTCAAATGCGGCGGCCATCAAGTCAAAATCGTCCGCAACTTCCTGAAAAGTGTTTCCATAAGGGGTGCAACCCTCATCCGACCAAAATTCAATCTCGCCGTCGTCATCGTAAAACACTTCACGAATGGTGTAGGAATCTTCACCAAAAATATTACCCTCAGCGGCGGGTTCCATAATAACGCGATAGTTCCAAGACATGTTATCGTTCCCTATGTTGAAAGAATCTGATGATATTGTAAAAACTGGGATTTCTTCCATAGTCCATTCAAATGTAACGCTATTCGCAGTCAAACCCATGCAAACCTCCTATAAGGGGGACAACGCTACACTATACCAGATTCTCATCATTTTGATGACGGGATTTTCTTTTTGGGGGAAAAATCCTCGCATGTGCTGGTTTCAAACGTCACCGCCGCCCTGCGGATATCCCGTACAATATCCCCGGAAGACGGGTTAAAATGGTCGTATAGGCGGTCATTAATAGGGTTCATGCAGTTAAACCCCATATTTTGTGCATAAACCCACTTACAATTAGCGCAAATTTTATCCGACATTGTGTTCTCCATTTTAAGCTACTTGCATTTTAATCAACTTTTGCGATATAGTAAATAGAAAGGAGTAGGAAAATGAAAGCAATTACCAACGCCAATCGTCTTACTCAAAAACCAGACGAGCCGGAATACAAAGGTAAGAAACGGGGCCGCAAACGAAAGATTCCCGACGACGCTATGGTACGCAAGACCATAATGGGCCTTGCTAAACGGGGTACGACACTGGATGAGATCGCGGATATTGTTGGGGTTTCCCGCGCGTGGTTACACCGTGAGTACGGAAATGAGATTAAAAACGGGCGGCAAATTGCAAACGCGCTGGTTGTGGAAAATCTTTATCAACAAGCGATGAAAGATACCCCATCCTCTATTAACGCGGGGATTTACCTGACCAGATCTCAAATGGGATGGAAAGATAAACCGGACCAGACGGATATTGGCCGCCCACAAGTTATCTTTGATTTTGGTCAATTATCTTATGAAGAACGCGCATACCTTATTAGTAAGGTTAGGGACAAAATTGGCGGCCCTAAAATAATAGAAGGTGAAGTTTTTGATGAACTTTCCGAAGAGTAGCACCATTTTACACGCAAAAACGTTAGAAGAAGCGATTGAGCAGTATCCGGAAGATGCTGCCCGGGAGCTTGAACGCCTTAACTTTGAAGAAAAAATGGTGGATTTTGTCGCGGGGGCTTGGAAATACATTGACCCTAACCCGTACAAATATGGTTGGCACCTTGAGGCTATCGCGGAACATTTACAGGCGGTAACCCGTGGGGAGATCCGGCGGCTGGTCATTAACGTCCCGCCCCGTACGTCCAAATCCTCTATGGTTTCCGTTTGTTTCCCCGCTTGGACATGGGCGCAATCCGATATTGGACCACTTTCTGGTCCACATGTACAGTTCCTATACGCCTCTTACGCGCAATCCCTTTCCATCCGTGACTCCATTAAAACCCGGCGCTTGTTGGAATCCCCGTGGTACCAACGTCATTTTGGGAATAAATTTAAAATTGTATCGGACCAAAACACCAAAGTCCGATTTGACAATGATAAAGGTGGCTACCGCCTAGCAACATCGGTTGACGGCGCTCTTACGGGTGAAGGTGGATCAATTATTCTAGTTGACGATCCCCACAACGCCAATGAAGTTGAGTCGGATCTTGTCCGGCAAGGGACGCTGGAATGGTGGGACCAATCCATGTCTACCCGTCTTAACGATCCTAAGACTGGTGCGTACGTTGTTATTATGCAGCGGCTACACGAATCGGATCTTACGGGCCACGTTTTATCCAAAGATACGGGGAATTGGGTTCATTTGTGCCTCCCTATGCGGTTTGAATCAGACCGTCGGTGTATCACGCCGTGGTATATTGATGACCGCGAAGAGGGTGAGTTGCTGGTTCAAGATCGGTTTGGTGATGACGAAGTCGCGTCATTAGAATCCGCCCTTGGTCCATTTGCGGCGGCGGGTCAATTACAGCAACGGCCAAAACCTAAAGGCGGCGGTATTATAAAGCGCGATTGGTGGGTGCTGTGGGACGAAACCGTATCCGGCGCGGAAGGATTACGCAAAAGTGTGTTTCCGCCTTTTGAATACGTTATCGCCTCATTGGACACCGCCTACACCACCCGCCAAGAAAACGATTATAGTGCTATGACTATATGGGGCGTGTGGACAGACCGCCAAGATAACCAACGCATTATGTTAATATATGCATGGCAGGATAGGTTGGAGTTTCCACAACTTGTTAAAAAAACTGTTGAGTTATCTAACAAATTTAAGATTGATAAACTTTTAATTGAATCCAAGGCGGCTGGGCTGTCCGTCGCCCAAGAACTTCGGACGCATTTTGCGCGGGAAAACTGGGGTATTCAATTGGTTGACCCGGGCAGGGGGGACAAAGTTGCCCGTACCTACGCAATTCAACATCTTTTTGCGGAGGGAATGATTTACGCTCCCGACATGGAATGGGCGGAAAAAGTGATTGAACAAGCGGAATCTTTCCCAAAAGCAAAGCACGATGACTTGGTGGATAGTATGACGCAAGCACTCTCACACTTGCGCGTTATAGGTTTTGCACGTAAACCAGTAGAAATAGTAGCGGAAAAAACTGAAAGTATGCTATATAAGTCTTCACGTCCATCGCAACTTTACCCGGTGTAACCTATGCCATTAGCGCCCATGAACATTCGCCAAGTTCCCGTTTTGGGAAATACGCCGGACGAATTTGATGCAATGGATATGGATTTGACCGCGTCTGGCGATGCGGATGTAAAGGTTAATCCCAAATCCCCATACGTAAAAGTTGAGCTACCAGATGGCTCCGTTACGATTTCTTTTGGCGGCCCGCAAAAGAAAGAAGGGGAAGAGGAAGGGGATTTCCACGAAAATCTTGCGTTGTATTTGGATAACAGTTCATTAGGCCAAATTGCGAATGAACTTGTACGGCTTATTGAACAGGATAATGAGTCCCGCCAAGAACTCCTCCAACAATACGTTATGGGCCTTGATCTGTTGGGGACCAAAATTGAGACGCCCAGATCCAATGCGACGGATGGTTCAACGGCGGTTGAGGGTCAAGCGACAGTCCGCCACCCCCTCCTTCTTGAGTCCATTGTTCGTTTCCAAGCCAATGCCCGTGGTGAGCTTCTCCCATCCAGCGGCCCCGTAAAGATCCGCAATGACGGTTTGGGCAGCGCTAATATTGATGTACAGGCGGAAGCGTTAGAAAAAGATTTTAATCATTATCTTACGGTGACAGCATCGGAATATTATCCGGATACGGAACGGATGTTCTTTGCGCTAGGCTTTGGTGGGACCGCTTTTAAAAAGGTTTACTATTGCCCAATTCGCCGCCGCCCGGTTTCTGAATTTGTCAGTATCCCGGAGATTATTGTCTCCAATGCGGAGACGACGGTATCCACCGCGCAACGCATTACGCACGTCATTAAAATGTCCCCAAGCACTCTAAAACGGTTGCAATTGGTCGGGATGTACCGCAACGTTCCCCTCTCTTCCGTGCAACCACCCAAGAATAACGTGGTTGAGGACAAAATTGAACAATTGCAAGGCGTTATCCCCCGCAATATGACGAATACGGATAACCAGCCCCGTGAAATTTATGAATGCTATTGCGAATTGGATCTTCCCGGCTATGAGCATGAGGATGATGAGGGACCAACGGGCCTTCAACTGCCATATCGGGTGACCATTGACAAAACGTCATCGGAAATTCTGGAAATTAGGCGGTGGTGGAAAGAAGATGATGAACAGTGTCTGCGTCGGCAAGTGTTTGTTGATTATATCTTCGTACCCGGCTTTGGTTTCTACGGTCTTGGCCTTTTACACCTTGTGGGTAACACGACGATGGCGCTAACCGCCGGATGGCGGTTGTGCATTGATAACGGAATGTTTGCTAACTTCCCCGGCTTCTTATACGCAAAGCAAGCTGGGCGGCAAAACACCAATGAGTTCCGCATCCCACCGGGCGGTGGTATGCCTATTGATACGGCGGGCCAGCCTATTCAATCCGCCATTATGCCCCTCCCATACCGCAGTGTGGATGGTCAGTTCCTTAATTTGTTGCAATTGATTGAAACCAGCGGCCAGCGCATGGCTTCCACATCGGAAACTAATGTGGGTGAGGGCAATGCTGAAGCTCCCGTTGGAACGACTATTGCGTTAATTGAACAGGCCCAAAAAGTTATATCAGCGGTTCATAAACGCATGCATGCGGCGCAAGCACGTGAGTTTCAGCTTCTTAAGGAGTTGTTTAAGGAATGCCCAGAAGCCTTTTGGGAAAATAACAAATACCCAGCCTATCAATGGACGCCGGAAACATTAGTAACGGCGTTGGACAATATTAACCTTGTCCCCGTTGCTGATCCAAATACCCCGTCTCATGCGGTACGTATTCAAAAGGCGATGGCAATTAAACAATTGCAGACGCAGAATCCAACGCTTTACGACCCCAAAAAGGTTGATGAGCGGATTCTTACAATGCTTGGCATTGAAGATGCGATGGATCTGTTTATGCCGCCAATGCCTCCGGGTCCGCCACCACCAGACCCCGCATTGATGTTAGCGCAAGCTAAAATGGTTGACTCCCAAGCCAAAATGGCGGAAGTTAAAGTTAAGGAAGCCCATGCCGTTTCTGACGCTCAGAACGATGCGGCTGATAGAGAAAGCAAGGAGCGGATTGCCATGTTGCAACTGGCCCGCGAAATTGCAGTTCATCCGGAGAGCGCTTCTACGGCGGAACAGTTAATTAAACCGGATCTTCAATCATTGGTGAAAAATCCAAACGTTTAATGCTGGACGCAGCAGGAGTATATTATGAGTGATTACAAGAAAGAAGCTAAAGCCGCATCCGCCGCAAAAATGCAGCGCATGGGGTTAAAATTGGATGATGGCAGCTCTTCGTTTACGGATGAACGCGGCGGTTCCCCATTTGAAGGGTTGAACAGTGGCAATGCTGGCAAAATGCCTATTACCCCATCCCGCTTTAAGCGCGGCGGTAAAGTTAGCAAACATGCTAACGTTGAAGGTCATAAAGCCCATAAGAATCTTGGCAAATCCGCCCGTAAGGGTCGTGAACATCATTCTGGTCTTGATGGCGTTAACCGCGTTGGTCAAATGACCGCCCCTGAAACGGTTCCAAATCAACCACAAATTCCAACAACTGGAAAGAAAAACCCATCAAATTATCCAATGGATAACCGTATGGGCCGTGGTTTGCCTACAAAAAATGGCCCCGCTTGGTTTATGCAAGATACGGATACCCCATTACCGACCCGCGATAAGCCTAACACTCAATTTGAAGTTCCTAACCAAAACGCCAAAAAAGGTGGCCGCATTCATAAAGCTGGCGGTGGTTTACTTGCTATGGACCCCGCAAAGAAAAAAGCGGCAATTGGTGCAATGGTTGCGCGGAAAAATAAAATGGGTCTTCCTTCCGCTCCCCCAGCCCCACGCGCTGCGGGACTTCCGGGTGGCAGCCCAATGATCCCGCCAGTTCGCCCAATGCGTAAATCTGGTGGTGCCGCTATGCATACGGATGAAGCGCAAGATAAAAAGTTAATGCACAAAATCCTTAAGCCAAAAGCATTTAAGGCTGAAGGTGGCCGCGCTATGCATCACAAGGATTGCTCATGCAAAATGTGCAGCGGTGGCATGGCAACCCGTTCCAAAAAAATGGATGGCGGACCATTAACGGCGATGAATCCTATGATGCAACGCCCCGGCATGATGCAACGCCCCGGCATGATGCAACGTCCCGGCATGATGCAGCGTCCGGGTGTGGGCCAACCCCCTATGGGTCAAGGTCCATTTAATCCAATGGGCAACCGCCCAATGCGTGCTTCGGGCGGTCGCACTAAAGCGGGTAAAACCAATGTCAACATCATCATTTCCCCACAATCCGGTCAAGCTGGGCCTTTGGGCGCTGGTGTTGGAATGGGTCAGCCTCCTGTCCCGCCAATGATGCCTCCTGCGGGCGGTATGCCTCCCGGCGGAATGCCTCCGGGCGGCGCTCCTCCAATGATGCCTCCAGCACCTCCAATGGGCGGAGCACCGGGTGGCGGATTACCTCCACAACTTATGGCGGCGATGGCTGGCCGTGGTGGTATGCCTCCTATGGCCCGCAAGTCAGGCGGTCGCGTAGGTAATGTAATGCCAAAATACCAAGAGAAAGATTATGGTTCCGGGTCCGGTCTTGGTAGGTTGGAAAAGAAAAAATGGCCTACAGCAAACGGAACTGAATAAGGGGTTTTATGGCTTCATTGGACCTGCTCCTCTACCGCAAATTGGAGGAGCGTATTGAAGAAGAAAGGGAGAAACAGGCAGAAAGCATTCTGAACGGTTTCTCCCAAAACTATGAGGACTACAAAAATCGCGTTGGGTATTTAAAAGGATTATCCGACGCACTTATCTGGGCGAAAGAGACAATGGATGACATTGTCGGCATTGATAGAAAAGCGAGATAAATTATGAAGACTGCGACTATGAAGATGCTCCATGCGGCTGACCCCGCAGCGGAGTTAAAAACTGCAATTGGTGACATTTCCAAAATTAAGGTAATGCATAACAACATTCTCTGCGCCGTATATAAACGGCCAGAACGTACGGCCTCCGGCCTTTACCTCTCAGATGGCATCCGCAAAGAAGACGAATATCAGGGCAAGGTAGTTCTTGTGCTGAAAAAAGGTCCGATTGCGTTTATTGATGACGACAAAACCGCTTTTGCTGGTCAGGACGTGAACGAAGGTGACTGGATTGTCCTTCGGTCCTCAGACGGTTGGAAGTTGAACATTAACGGTGTTCTTTGCCACGTTATTCAAGATGTTCAAATTAAAATGGTCATTCCTGAGCCAGATATGGCGTTCTGAGGAGGTATAAATGTCAGAATTAGAAGCCGCCGAAGTTACCGTAACAGCACCAAATGTATCACAAATGGCGGATGTGGATCTTGGTGCAGTTCCCACGCAACCTTCCACTAAAGTTGAAAAATTAAAAGATGAAGATGGGATTCAACTTTTAAAACAACAATTGGAAGAAAAACGGCGTGAGGCAGAAGAAATTCGTCGCCAAAAAACTGAAGTTGAGCGATACGCGCAACAAGCGCAGTTACAGGTTAAAAATTATCAATATCAGGCACAAGACAATCAATTAGTTGCGTTTGTTAATGCTATTGCTAGTTTTGAACGCGATGCTGAAATGCTTGAAAGGGATTATGCAAACACTTTATCAGAAGGTGATTATGCAAAAGCCGCCAAAATACAGCGCCAAATGGCTCAAGTTGAGTCAAGATTGACACAATTGGCTCAAGGCAAAGAAGCTCTTCAAGAAAAACTTACTTATGAACTTCAAGCCCTTGAACAACAAAAACGTCAACCACAACCGCGCGTTGAACAACAGCCGATTGACCCTGTTGAAGCACAAATTCAAGCGGTTCAAAGTCCAACTTCACAAGCTTGGTTACGTTCCCACCGTGATGCATTGACTGATCCAGTTAAAACAGCCCGCATGACAGCCGCTCATTATGATGCTGTGGCGGATAATATTCAATTGGATTCCCCAGAATACTTTGCTTTCATTGAAAGTCGTGTTTACGACGCTGAACCTTCCCGCCCAGCGGCACAACAGCCCCGTTCCCGCCAAGCTATGGCGGCGGCACCAGTGTCAAGGACCAATTCGGCACAGAATTTCCGTGCTGGACAACAGGTTACCATGACTTTGTCCCCCGCTGAACGCCAAGCTGCCCGTGATATTGACATGAGCGATGAGGAATACCTTGAAGCTAAGTTGTATTATCAACAAAAGAACATGCTGTGAGGTAATCCATGTCAGAAACAATTAAACGTGGCCCCGGACGGCCAGCCAGAACCCCAATTACAGAACAAATGGAAGAAAACATGACCGAATTGCGCCAAAATGACACCCAAGAACTGGGTGTAGCACCCGTAACCCGTGGTCTTCGTGAAGCTGCGCTCCGTGCTGAAGAGTTGCGGGCCAGAATGAACGACGATTCAATGGACCCATCAATGTATGATGAGTTTTACATTGATCCGCGCAAGGTTCCAGAAGGTTGGGACTACAATTGGAAGCGCGAATCCATTGCGGGCATGACGGATGACCAGCATATGATTGAAATGCGGTCTGGCGGTTGGGAACCAGTGGATACCCGCCGTCATCCGGACATGATGCCTATTGGTCATAGCGGTGCTATTCGTAAAAAGGGCATGATTCTTATGGAACGCCCTAAAGAAATTACGAATATTGCTCAAGATCGGGAACTTTCTACCGCCCGTGAATTGGTTAACCAAAAAGAAAAAGCGTTGGGTATTGCCCCCGCTGGTACTTTTGAACGTGACCGTAAGCAGACGGGTATCCGTAAATCTTACGAACCAATGCAGGTTCCACGCTAATAAAAAAGGGGGATTTTTATCCCCCTTACCCCTATTGCATTGTTTTAAACATAATGTTATAGGATGTTTCATAACTCCTCTACGCGCCGTAGGGGGCTTCCCTCGTTGGATATATGCAGACGCGCTGTCTGATTTTATCCTACCGAAAAGGAGCGACCTATGGCGAACACTTCTGCGCCCAATGGTTTCGTACTTGCAGGATTTTTGGACGGACGTAACGGTTCACTTGGACAGTCAACCTACGCCATTCAATCCGGCTATTCTTCAAACATTTTCTCAGGCGATCCCGTCCAGATTTCTGGCGGCTATGTAATTGCGGGTGCCGCTGGCACAAACGCTGTTCTTGGCATTTTCATCGGCTGCGAATATTACAATTCTTCAGTTAACAAAGTTGTTTGGTCGCCTTACTGGCCCGCCAGCACGACCGTCCCAACGGGCACAACGATTACGGCTTACGTAATCATTGACCCGCAGGCAACGTTTAACGTTCAGTCGTCGGGTTCGGCAGCCGTTACTCAGGCTCAGGTCAATTCTAACATTGACTACGCTGGTAACTCACCTGCATCGCCAGCCGCTTACCAGCTCTTGACTGGTCAGTCCACGGCTTATGCAAACCAAGCCAACATCAGCACTTCTACAACGTATGCTTTCCGCATCTTGTCGCTCGTCACTGCACCTCCGGGCGCAAACGGCACGGATACGACGACCGCATATAATCGTATTATTGTTGCCTTCAACAACCAGTCCTTCCGTCTGACGGCTGGGTCGTAATAGGAGTAAGTTCAAATGGCTATTAATCTCAGTCAGATTCGTGACCTTCTCCTCCCCGGCCTCCGTGGAGTTGAAGGCAAGTATTCGCAGATTCCATCCCAGTACGACAAGGTGTTTGAAATCACCAAGTCAAACATGGCTTTGGAACGCACCGCTGAAATGCGTTACCTTGGTCTTGCTCAGTTGAAGCAAGAAGGTGGTAACACTCAGTTTGATAACGCCGCTGGTGAGCGTTATGTGTACAACCAAGAGCACAATGAAATTGCGCTTGGCTACGCTATCACCCGTAAGGCAATTGATGACAACCTTTACAAGGCACAGTTCAAGCCAACCAACCTTGGTTTGACTGAATCGTTCCATCAGACCAAAGAAATTTACGCGGCAAACGTGCTCAACACGGCAACCACGTACAATGCATCCATCGGCGCTGACGGTGTGGCACTTTGCTCCACGTCGCATCCTATTGATGGCGGTCTGACGATTGCTAATACCCCAACTGTACAGGTTGATCTGAACGAAGCTACCTTGCTTAACGCAATGGTTTCTATCCGCCAGAACTTCCGTGATATCGCTGGCATCAAGATCTTTGCCCGTGGTCGTAAGTTAATCGTTCCTCCTTCGCTTGAACCAGTTGCTATTCGTCTTACGAAGACGCAACTCCGTCCGGGCACGGCAGATAACGACACTAACGCGATCCTCTTTACGGGTGGCGGTCTGCCAGAAGGCTACATGGTCATGGACTTCTTGACCTCCAACTATGCATGGTTCTTGCTGACAAACATCAAGGGTCTGGTATATATGGAGCGTATTCCATTTGAAATGGACATGCAGGTGGATTTCACGACAGACAACCTTCTTGTTAAGGGCTATGAGCGTTATTCTCTTGGCTATTACAACTGGCGTTCAATTTACGGTTCATTCCCAACCTCGTAAGGAGAAGGCACCATGTCTATTACTGCATTCTCCGGACCAGTTATGGTTTTTGGGCAGAGTCCGTTTACTCCGAATGAGTACAATCCGGATATTGGCGGCTCATCTTTATTTTATGCTGGTGCGGGGATCATGGACCCCCGCACTCCATTCACCTATCTTCCGGGTGAAGCTCAATCGGCTGCTGATTTTGGCTGGTTGGGTTTTGACAACATCACGACGATTAATGCTGTTCCTTATACTAAGGCGGCTGGTGCAATCGTTACTTCCGCTAATGCTACCAGCGCCACTTTGACGCTGAATAGCAGCAACAGCGCTACGACGGGCGTCTACTATTCAACGAACTTTGTTCGTTCGGATACGGGCGCAACTGACACGGTTCTGGCTACGGATGCTTACACGTCGGTTACCGCATCGTTCTCAAACGGTGTTATGACCATCACCGCAAACTCAGCGATGCCAGTTACGGCTGGTATGGTTGTTATTGCAACGACGGGTACGGTATCTCAGGGCACTGCGGCTGGTACACAGGTTGTATCTCAGTTGACTGGCGGTTCTGCTGGTCAAGGCGTTGCTGGTACATATCAAACAACGACCAACCTAACGGCTACTTCCGGTACGGTTACTTTGGCATATCAAAACGTGCAGCAATGCGTTGTGCCAAACAATGCACAGACTCCGGGTATTGCACTTTGGAATCCGGCGGCTGTTGCGGGTCGTGCTGTTGCGGTTACCGCCGCAGCAAGTGCAACCGCTACGACCGCTACGGTTTCTGGGTATGATTGCTATGGTTACCCATTAGTTGAGGCCATTACTCTTACGGCTGGTTCTCAAGTGTCGGGTAAAAAAGCATTTAAGTACATCAAAAGCGTTGTTCTCAATGCCGCTGATGCTACACATGCTTATTCGGTTGATACGACGGACGTTTTTGGTTTTCCAATTCGTTCGGACGCATTTGGTGATATCTTGGTCAACTACGCAGCATCTTTGACGGCTACGACGTTGATTACTGCCGCCACCAACTACGTCGCATCGGATCGTACGGTAGCAACAAGCACAACTGGCGACGTACGCGGTACGTTTGGCGCATTTACCTCTGGTACGGGCGCTAACAAACTGATTGTTCGTCAGTCTCCTCAACCTTACATGGTTCAAACCGCTAATCCGGGCCTGTTTGGTGTCACCCAGTATAGTAACTTTTAAGGAGTAGACCATGAAAGGTCATAAGCATCACGAAATGCATGGTGAACACCATCACGGTCATCATGTTCACCACATGGTTAAGAAGCACAGCATGCACAGCATGAAACGTGCTGCCCACAAAAAGGGCGGCGCTGTTGAATCGCCAATGCATGGTGAAGTAGATCACGACGAAACGCCTTCGGACGTGTACGCTGGCGGCAATTCGCCAACGGTTCATGAAGCTAAAGAAAAGCATGCAGCCCGCAAACGCGGCGGTCGTACTCACAAGGCGCATAAGCACCTTGAAATGCACGGTCACCATGCTCATCACCGCCTTGACCGCCCTGCCCGTAAATCGGGTGGTGCAGTTGGTGGTTCTGAGATGCGCCCATTTTCTGCTGCCAACAAGGTTAAGACACCTGCTGGCCGCATGGTGGAGCCGGGGGAGTCGTAAGCCGTCCGCATCATGCGGATGGCGGCGGTACCAAGTGGATTCAGGGTGCTATTAAGCATCCGGGTGCACTTCACCGACAGCTTCACGTCCCGGCTGGGGAAAAAATCCCCGCCAAGAAGTTAGCTAAAGCGGCGCATAGTGAGAACCCTACTCTTGCTAAACGTGCCAGATTAGCTCAGACGTTGAAGACATTTAAGCATTAAGTGGGGGGCTGCGGCCCCCTTCTTTCTTTCGGAGGTTTTTATGACTGCTGCATGGACAAGATCGGAAGGCAAATCACCCTCTGGCGGCTTAAATGCCAAAGGACGGGCTTCTTATCATTCTGAAACGGGCGGCACGTTAAAAGCCCCGACCAAAGATACGCATAATTCCCGACATAAGTCATTTTGTAGTCGGATGGAGGGGGTTCGTTCCAAGATGACCAATCACAAAAATGCCCACGACCCTGAAAGCCGGGTTAATAAAGCATTACGCAAATGGGGTTGCTAACATGGTTGTAGGTTTATCATTCGGTGAAATCGTCAATGTTATCCTTTCCGGCATTATTATTATTTTATTGGTGCAAAAATAATGGAAAAAAAACCTTTTTGGGAGCAGCCTGCTGAGAAAGATGCTCATCACAAACATTTGACGGCAAAACAGAAATCAACTGCAAAAGCGCATGCACGGGCGGCAGGTCGCCCTTATCCAAATGCTGTTGATAATATTGCAGTAGCACGTAAAAAAGGTAAATAATTATGACCAGCCAAGCATATGTAATTAACGATTCCGTCACCAAACGTGGTTATTATGAACCATTTGAATTGCAGGTTTCCCGCAATCAAATTACGGGCCATACACCCACCAATATTTTTGGTTACGGCACTACCTCCGCAACGGCTGGTGTATTCCGTACCGTTTGGGAGAACATGGCTACAACGGAATATGTGTTTCCATCTTCCGCTGTGACAATGAACCTTGTTAGTACGGTGATTACCGATACCGCAACAATTACAATTGTTGGTTTGGATGCTAATTACAATGTAATTACCGAAAACCTTGTTTTAAATGGCACAACCAACGTGCCGACGGTAAACCAGTATTTTCGCATTAATAGTATGTTTGTTTCTGTTGGAAGCGCAACCAACCCATCCGGTGTCATAACATTAATTAACGGCGGCGTAACATACGCACAAATTAATACAGGTGTATTTAACGGAACAACATCAAGCCTTGGCGCATCTCAACAGGCTGTATATACGGTTCCCGCAGGTTATACATTTTACGGTTATCGTTATGGCGCTTATTCTTCTTTTAACGGAAATACCGCAAATTATACAACGTATCGGGCAATCACCAATTCATCGTCAGGTGTTCAAAAGTTAATTGTAGCTACACCATTTAATACAACATATGAAGTGCAGCGTCATTTTCCATTTGGATATGTTGAAAAAACTGATTTGCGCTTCCAAATTGCATCAAGTGTTACGGCGCAAGCGGTTGTTAGCATTAATATTGGCGGTGTTTTAGTAGCAAACGACGGTACTATCTTTTAAGGATAGCAAATGACTTCCAGCGGCACGTATAATTTCAATCCGTCGCTTGGCGAAATCGTCTTGAATGCGTATGCACGTTGCGGTGTACGCAGAACCGCCATTATGCAGGAGCATATGACGGATGCACGGTTTGAAACCAACTTTATGCTTGCCTCTTGGGCTAACCAAGGGGTCAATCTGTGGGAAGTTGTACTGATTTCTGTACCATTGGTGCAGGGGCAGACAACGTATACGGTTCCCGCCAAAGTTGTGATGATTCTTGATGCCGTTATTCAGCAAAATACTGGTACTTCATCGCAGTTTGACCGTGCCATTATGCCTATTTCCCGCACAGAATACAGCCAAACGCCTAATAAATTGCAACAAGCACCGCCTACGGTGTTTTGGTTTGACCGTTTAATTAATCCAACGGTGACATTGTGGCCCGTTCCTGACCAAAGCAATGTATATACATTGAATTACTATGCGGTTACGCAGATTCAGGACGCGGAACTAACGGATGCTCAAACCGTTGGTATTCCATACCGTTGGTTGGATGCGTTAGCATCTGGTTTGGCTGCACGTTTGGCGGTAATTTATGCGCCGGAACGGATGCAGATGCTGGAAGCAAAGGCGGATCAGGCTTATACGATTGCCGCAACGCAAGATACGGAAAATGTTCCGCTGTATATTATGCCGGGGCTTTCAACATATTTTAGAGTATCATAGCAATGGTTTACACCCTATACGTCGCTGAAAATAAATTAAATGGTAAACGTTATGTGGGTATAACGGGCCGTTCAATTTTGCGTCGTTGGACAGAACATATGTCTCATGCAAAATTGGGGCATAATGAGGGTGTTTTTTACAAAGCAATTCGCAAATATGGTCCTGACGGGTTTGATGTTTATGAGGCGGATTTTGCGGATTCTTTGGAAGACGCTAAAAAATTAGAAATAAAAGTTATTTCTGAGTTGCGGCCAGAATATAATTCAACTTGCGGCGGGGGCGGTCGTCTTGGTGGAATTATGTCTGAGGAAGCTAAACAAAAAATTAGAGAAACACATGCAGGAAACACCTACAGGTTGGGCAAATCGCATACTCAAGAAACCCGTCAAAAATTGAAAGAAGCTGCATATAAAAATTTTCATAAATGGAAAGAACATGCAATTAAAGGTCCGGCAGCTTCAGCAAAAAAAGTCATTTGTTTGGACGATGAAAAAATTTATGCATCTGCTAGTGAAGCGGCAAAATTTTATAATGTAGCAAAAAGTGCTTTAATTGAATTGTGTTTGGGAAAAAGACATAGGAAAACTGTAGGCGGAAAACGTTTTTGTTATGAGGTTAATTATGGCGTATAGGCCTCATGGACATGCGTATGTAAATCCAAATGCTCCGTCCGCATGGGGAAGATGCGACAGGTGTTCGTTCATTTTTTTACACAAAACATTGAAATGGCAATTTGATTTCCGTGGCCCGCAGTTGCAGAACCTGCGATTCTTGGTTTGCGAAAAATGCTATGACAAGCCACAGGCTCAGTTGAAACCTATTTTGACTACACAAGACCCAGTTCCTGTGTTGAACGCCCGCCCTGATTCGTATGACATATACAATACCAGCAATTTGGCGGAACCCGGATTTACCATTAATACGCAAACGGGCATTCCGGTGCCTAACAATGTGGATTTGATTACGGAAGATGGGCAAAACCTTACCGCTCAACCTATTGGTAAGCCAGCGGACCTTGATCCAAATGCATTGATGCCGCTGATCAACCAAACGCAATACGATATTTTGTTGCCCGTTATGTCCATCACCGCCGATGGCACAACTAATATTACCGTAACACTTTCATCCGCAAGCAGCCTTGTAACCAATAGCCAGATATCAGTTACGGGGACGACGAATAATAATGCTATGGGGATGTATAGCATCACTGTTCTGTCAGCTACAGTTTTTACATATCAAGCTAATTCTGCTATACCTTCCGGTGGACTTTTAGGGCCAAATACCCGTATAGTAACGGCATCCGTTGGTATACCTCCGCAGTATACGCAAATCGTTCAGACAGGTGCGTAAATGTCAAATGTTTCCATTTCAAACCTGCCATCAACGACAGCGGCAACCGCAAATAACCAAATCCCTGCGGTGCAAAATGGCACAACCGTATATTTAACGGTTGATCAGATTGCCAAATATACGCAGACAACGTACCCAATCACGGGTATTACGTCCATTACCGCCCAAGCACCGTTATCGGGCGGCACTATTACGTCCACTGGAACCATTGGTCTTACGACGGGCAGTTTAACCAATTCGTATTTGGCGAATATGCCCGCCAGTACAATTAAGGGCAACAATTCTGGTTCGTCCGGTACGCCAGTGGATTTAACTGTAGCTCAAACAATGAGTCTATTAGGGGCGGCACCGTTAGCCTCCCCTGCATTTACGGGTACACCTACTGCCCCAACGCCATCAACGGGCGATTCAAGCACAACTTTGGCGACGACAGCTTATGTTCAGGCGCAAGGTTATGCATCAAATACCGTATCCATTAATGCGGGAACGGGACTTACTGGGGGCGGCACATTAACAACCTCCCGGACGTTAAGTTTAGCTTCTATTGCTAATAATACGTTGCTTGCAAACGTCAGTGGGTCATCGGCGGCTCCTTCCGCTAATTCACTTTCATCCGTTATTGATAGCGCAACCAGCAGTACGCAAGGTTCTGTTTTATACCGTAGCGCATCGGCTTGGTCGGCATTAGGGCCGGGTACATCTGGGCAAGTTCTTGCTTCTGGCGGCGCAAGTGCCAATCCAGCATGGCTAACCCTGACTGGTACGGGTACAGTTCAGCAGATTAACACGGGAACTGGCTTAACGGGTGGTCCAATTACGACCACTGGCACAATCAGCCTTGCTAATACGGCGGTATCTGCGGGTACGTATGGTAGTTCATCTGTTGTTCCCGCCATTACGGTGGACGCACAGGGCCGCATTACGTCCGCTACTAATACGACAATCAATGCCGTAACCCTTACCACGGGTACAATTACGACTACGCCGTCCAACGCCAATGATATTGCCAACAAGGCTTATGTTGATAATGCGTTAAACAACGTCAATTATCATACGGCGGCATCCTACGCTACAACGGCAGATTTAGGGTCCGTTACATACAATAATGGAACTTCTGGTGTTGGTGCTACAATTACTAATGCGGGTACACAGGCTGCACTTGTTATTGATGGGCATACATTTACCGCCACGGATGTAACGAATGCCACCCGTGTTTTGGTTAAAAATGAATCAAACGCGGCGTATAACGGTGTTTATACGTGTACTAACCAAGGTTCGGGCTCAACAAACTGGGTTTTAACCCGTGCTACGGACTATGACCAAGTGGGAACGGGGCAAAATGAAATTGCGCCGGGCGATTTTATCTTTGTTATTTTTGGGACCGCAAACGCCAGCACATCTTGGATTCAAACAACGCCGCTTCCTATTACGATTGGCACAACGGCCATTAATTTCATCCAAGTTGGCGCAACTGTATCTTATTCTGCTGGTACGGGCCTCACCCTTACGGGCAATACGTTTAGCATTACCAATACGGCGGTAACTGCATCTTCTTATGGCTCCGCATCATCGGTTGGAACCTTTACGGTTAATGCACAGGGCCAGCTAACGGCGGCATCCAGCACAAACATTGCTATTTCCGGTTCACAAATTACGTCTGGAACGATTGGTTCATCGTATCTTAGTGGATCTTATACGGGCATCACTGGCCTTGGCACGGTCAGTGCGGGAACATGGACGGCTACCGCTATCGGTATTGCTTATGGCGGTACGGGCCAGACAACCGCATCTGCTGGGTTTAATGCGTTATCGCCTATTACATCATTAGGTGATCTGATTATTGGTAGCGGAACAAATACCGCCACCCGCCTTGCCATCGGCACTAGTGGTTATGTGCTTACATCCAATGGAACAACCGCTACATGGGCCGCATCCACGGGCGGTGTAACGTCATTTAGTGCTGGCACCACAGGATTTACGCCAAATTCCGCCACAACTGGCGCTATAACACTAAGTGGTACACTTAACGTAGCCAATGGCGGGACGGGTGTTACGACATCCACGGGGTCCGGCTCCAACGTGTTGTCAAATTCGCCAACGCTTGTAACGCCGACATTGGGTGTTGCTTCCGCTACATCCATTAACAAAGTCACTATTACGGCCCCTGCCACGGGCTCTACTTTAACCTTGGCGGATGGCTCAACCCTTGCTACGTCAGGCGCTTTTTCTTTAACCTTGACGACAACAGCCGCCACCAACGTAACGCTGCCCACATCCGGCACATTGGTTAACACGGCGGTCACAACGCTATCATCCTTGGTCAGCATTGGCACAATTACCAGCGGAACATGGAATGCCAGTGTAATTGGTGTAGCTTACGGCGGCACAGGGGCTAGTAGTTTAACCGCAAATAATGTATTGTTAGGAAATGGCACATCGGCTTTACAAGTTGTTGCGCCGGGAACATCTGGCAATGTGTTAACGTCAAACGGTACGACGTGGGTATCTTCAACACCTGCTGCGTCTGGACCTAGCAAGGCACAGGCGATAGCATATTCCATGATTCTGGGTTTTTAGGAGTTATAAATGTCAAATCCAAATTTGGCGGCACTAACAACGCTCACAGGTAACACTACCTACTACACCCCGTCGGGAACGTCTGCCGTGGTGCTGCTTGCCAATGCTTCCGGTTCCAACACGGTTTATCGTATTGACCAAATTGTAGCCGCCAACGTAAACGGCTCCACGGCGGTCAATGCCACGGTATCCATTTATACCAACGGTGCGGTAGCGCAAGGTTCGGCTCCATCAGGCGGTACAGCATACCCAGTTGTATCCACTGTGTCCGTTCCAGCAAACGCATCATTGATCGTAACGGATAAGACGACGGCGATTTATCTGACAGAAGGCACGTCCATTACGGTTACGTCTGGTACGGCAAGCGGAATAACCTACAGCATAAGTTATGAAGCAATTAGCTGACGCAAGGTAACATTATGTCCAAGCGGTATATTGGCGGCTTAATCAGTGCTTTTAATAGCTTAAAAGTAGCAAATGCGCCTACTATTGGTGCGGTCAACGGTGCCGTTAATGCAAAAGCTTGTGTAGCGTTTACCGCTCCTAGCTGCGTTGGTGGTGGGGCGATTACATCATACACTGCTGTATCCTGCCCCGGTTTTAAAACTGGTACCGGAACAACATCACCTGTACAAGTAACGTGCCTTACCAACGGAGCGGCTTATACATTCACCGTAAGTGCCAACAATGCTTATGGGCCATCTGCTTTTAGTGCTGCCAGTAGCAGTGTAACACCTGTGGCATCTGGAACACTTGCTATATTTGCTTTAGGAAACGGAACCACCCGAAACAAATATACATATTCAGGGGATGTTAATTCATCTGCCACTGCTTCTAACGCAGCGTCTACTGGAGGTGCGGCAACAGGTATTCCCGCTTCAGGAATTTTTGCATTAGGTAACGCAACTAAAACCCGTGAAAAATACATTTATTCGGGTTGTTCAGTTACTTCTGCGACAGCTTCCGGGACAAATAGTTACGGCACTACAGCTGCCGGAAATAGTGTAATTGGCATATTTTCTTTAGGAAGCAGTTCGGGTGGAACTTGTGGTGAAACAAGTACCCGTGAAAAATATACATATTCTGGATGTTCGGTTTCTTCGGCAACATCTGCCACTGCAAATTCTTATACTGGTTCTGCCGTTGGGAATTCAACAGTGGGGATATTTGCTTTAGGCTATACAACTGCCGGGGCTACTACCCGAAATAAATATACTTATTCTGGCGATTCTGTAACTTCGGGAACATCAGCTACAACTGCATCTTACTATCAATCCGCCACTGGGAATTCAACAGTAGGAATATTTGCTTTAGGTTTTACAACTGGAGAATCTACAACAAGAAACAAATACACATATTCTGGGGATACAAATGCAACAGCTACCGCAGCTACTAGTGCTGCTCATGCAGGAGCAGCAGCAGGAAATTCTACGGTTGGTATTTTTGCTTTAGGAAATAATTTAACTTCCCGTGATAAATACACATATTCTGGGTGTGTAGTTGTTTCTGGTACGGCATCTTGTGCGGCATCAAAATTTGGCTCCGCCGCCTCCAATGGAACCTGTGGAGTAAACGTATAATGCCTAATTACTCCGGCTCATGGAACTTAGTACAGCAGATGCAAGCGGTGGCGGCTTATAACTGGCCGGGCAGTATTGCGCCGGGTTCTATTGCTATATTTTCTTTGGGCTGCACAACTGGTTGCAATGGTTCCACAACCCGCAACAAATATACATTTTCTGGTTGCGTAAATTCTACCGCCGCATCAGCAACCGCTGTTTCTTACTATGGTTCGGCAGCTGGAAATTCCACAGTTGGCATTTTTGCTTTAGGATTTATTAGCACTAGTGGATCAACCACCCGAAATAAATATACTTATTCTGGATGCGTAGTATCATCGGGGGCGGTTTCTACAGCTAATTCATATTTGGGAGCTGCAACTGGAAATTCAACTGTTGGTATATTTGCATTGGGTTGGTCTCCATTATGCGATTCATCTACCACTAGAAATAAATATACTTATTCTAATTGCGTAAATGCTTCCGCAACAGCATCAAGCGCAGTTTCGGCAAACGGTTCTGCTTCAGGCAATTCAACAGTAGGTATTTTTGCGTTGGCCGGAAATTCTGGATCTACAACCCGTAATAAATATACTTATTCCGGTGACACAAACGCTTCTGCTACGGCTTCTTCTGCTACATCATATCAAGGCGCAGCAACAGGAACATGTTCAGTTGGTATATTTGCATTAGGAGGTTGTACAACAACCCGCAATAAATACACTTATTCCGGCGATACAAATGCCAGTGCGACAGCTTCAAACGCCAATTCAGCTGAAGGAGCGGCTGCTGGCAATTCAACCGTTGGAATTTTTGCTTTAGGTTTTATAAACGGAACAGGTAATTCAGCAACCCGCAATAAGTATACCTATTCTGGTGATACAAACGCAACAGCAACGTCATCAAGTGCTAATTCTCTTGCTGGATCCGCCGCATCCAACGGTACTACGGGAGTAAACGTATGATTATCTTAGGGGCTGCGCTGTGAGGACATATCAGGGGTCTTTCATCACCAAATCACCTATAACACCTGCTGGTCCTTACCAATGTGGTGCTGCATCTGGTGTATGGACTATTGACCAAATGGTGGGCTGGCAGAAGGCGGGATTGTGGCCCACGGCGGGGAATGCAGTTGGAACAGTTGGCATATTTGCTTTAGGACTTTCATCTTCTGCTTCAACTACCCGCAATAAATATACATATTCAGGTTGTGTAAATAGTTCTGCAACAGCGGCTAGTAACGCATCAACTTATGGTTCGGCAGCTGGTACGCCTACTGTTGGAATATTTGCTTTAGGATATGTTTGTAGTGCCGCATCCACCATCCGCAACAAATACACGTATGCAGGTTGTACAAATGGCTCAGCAACCGCCGCTAGTTCAGCAGAATATTTTGGGTCAGCTGCGGGAAATTCTTCTGTTGGTATTTTTGCTATAGGACATACAGCTTGTAACATCGTAACAACCCGCGATAAATATACATATTCTGGTTGCGTTGTGTCATCTGGTGCGGCAGCTAGCGTTGCTTCAAATAAAGGATCGGCTACAGGCAATTCCACTGTTGGTATTTTTTCTTTAGGAATGAATGCTTCTTCTACCTCAATAACTACCCGTGATAAATACACCTATTCTGGTTGTGTAAATTCTTCTGGAACAGCGGCAAGTGCAGCATCACAGCAATCATCAGCTACAGGCAATTCTACTGTTGGCATATTTGCTTTAGGTGTTACTTGTACAGCCTCAACCACCCGTGACAAATACACATATTCGGGGTGCGTAGTAACATCAGGAACGGCAGCTAGTAATGCGTCATACGGTGGGGCGGCAACGGGCAATTCTACTATTGGTATTTTTGCGTTGGGAAATATTAGTTTTGCTCCTTCAACGACCCGTAATAAATATACATATTCTGGCGATGTAAATGCTTCCGCAACAGCATCAAGCGCAGTTTCTGGTAATGGTTCCGCTGCTTCAAATGGTACAATAGGGGTAAACACGTAAGATGAATAGTAAACCGCATCGTAATAATTCTGATTTTCAACTCCGTCACTTCATGGCAGGGTCTTGCTATACGCCTGATGGCGCATGGGCATTGTTATATGGTCAACGCATTGACATGGAGGTCAAGGTTGAACATTCCAAAGCCCAGAAGATGAAACGTGATGCCAAAATCATGGAGAATGAGGCGATCATAGCGGATGAAAACGCCAAGCCTTGGGAAAAGATGGTTGCGGAGGCCACGATCATTGAATGTAAATCAGCGGAAGACACATGGAAAAACAACCATGAAGCCGCTATAATGGAACTAAACACCATTAACCAGATTATGGCGGAACTTGAGCCGCAGCGTAAATTCGGTCATCTGCCTATGCTGGAAGCCAATGAAGCCATGCAGCGGGAAGAATGGCTAGGTGAACTACAGGGGCGGGTGGAAAACTTTATTTTGTCCCAAGGCAATATTCCGCATGACCATTTGAATACAATGCGGTGCCACCCAGACTTTGAAACGCACATTGTGCCGCATATCAAACAGGTATTTACCCAACTGGCAGGGAAAGGTGAACGCCTTGATCTCCTTACCAAGCAAGCACCAGCATTTCTTGAGGACAAATCATCATGACCGGATACGTTAAAACCACCACCGACAATCAGTTTGTTGAATATCCATACGGCGCAGAAGAACTGATGCGGGATAATCCCGGCTTGGGCTATACGCCATACAGTGACTTTGTGGAGATATTCCCGACCACTGACGCATATAATGTGCATGGCTTCCGCATCCAGTATGTGGAGATTGATGCAGACCCGACCTATGACGGAAAAACACAAACCGTGTCACGTTCAGAACAGCCATTTGTACGGGACGGCAAGTGGGTATTTTCTTGGAATGTCCGTGATTTGACGGCGGAAGAAATTGCAAATATGGAGAAGATGCAGCAAGAAATGCAACAACGGGGATAAACGATGGCAGACGCAAAAGATGAACTAAACCCTATTCACTGCTTTCCAACGACCATTTACGTAATTAAAAAGCCCGAATTTTTGGACAACACCCGCAAGGTTGTTGATGAATATATTGAAAAACGTAAAAAAGAACAGGGCGGCACCCATGAGGTGTACCCTGTTTATATGACGGATAACCTATACGACGATCCGCGTTTGGAAGACCTTTGTGCGTATATTGGGTCAACGTCTTGGAACATTTTGGGTGAACAGGGGTACGATGTGCGTAATTTCAGCACGTCATTTACCGAAATGTGGGCGCAACAGCATTATAAATACAGCGGCATGGATCAGCATGTTCATGCACATGGGGCACAGATTGTCGGGTTTTACTTCCTTAGGACGCCGCAAAACGGTTCTGTAGCTACATTCCATGATCCCCGTGCTGGTAAGGTTCAGATAGGACTGCCAGAATTTGATCCCGCCAACATTACCCATGCAAGCAATGCTATTAATGTTGCCCCAGAAGATGGCACGTTAATCTTTACCAATGCTTGGTTGGCACACAGCTTCACCCGTAATGCCTCCAACGATCCAATGACTTTCATACACTTTAACCTGACGGCAGTGGCTAATCCACCTATGCCCGCGGCGGAGGTTATATGAACAAGTATGGCATCCGCTTTAATAAAACACGGGGCCAGCCGGGACGCGGGACGGAAGATCATGTCTGGCGGGTGTTTGAAAATGGCGGCAAAGAATACCTGTTCAAGCACTTGGATATTAATGTTCCCGTAAAGGATGAACGGGATGGTATGGATTGGAATATTGTCTGTTATGGTGTACTATCCATTGACAGGGATACTTCTACCGCGATCATCCGGGAATCTTAATTATGGTTGATTTTCAGAACCTCATAAATTTTGGATTAGGTGCTATTCTGGCCGTAGCTGGGTGGCTCATGCGGGAATTATGGGGTGCTGTTAAAGAACTACAGCGGGATTTAAGCAAACTAGAAGCCGCCTTGCCAAAAGAATACGTCCTTAAAGAAGATTTGGACAAACGCATGGATCACATTGAAAGCATGTTCCAGCGTATTTACGACAAGCTGGATGGGAAGGCTGACAAATGAGTATTACCACCAACCTTGCCCTTAACGAACCAGCGTATAATAGCACATCCCCTACGTGGGATCAGCCGCTTAACTATAACGCCACCATTCTTGACCAGATGTTTGGCAATACAACCAGCGTATCGGTCAGCACTAGCGGTAGCCCTACATACACCAATATTGCGGCCCCTAGTTCCACGGCGGCGGGTAATACGTCCCAGTGCATGAGATTCAGCCTAACTGGGTCTTTGGCGGCGAATCAGCTTGTTCTTTTGCCGCAAAACGTGGCGGGTATGTGGATTGTCACCAACAATTGCACGGGATCGTACACCGTTACAATGGGTTCCAACAATGGTAGCAATGCTGCGGCTGGTGGGATTTTAGCTATTCCAACCGCTTATAGCATCATTATTTATTCTGATGGAACCAATATTGGCCTTGCCAGCTCGTCCAGCACAAATTCCGGTATCTCCCAAGCACAGGCGATTGCGTACTCCATGATATTGGGCCTCTAAGGGGCGGTACATGAAATACACTTGGTCATTTCCCCAATTCATCGTAAACCCTACATCTGGTGGGTTATCAAATGTGGTAACCGCTATTAATTGGATTTGTACGGGTACAGATGGCTTGGTTACGTCGTCAAGTTCTGGTACAGTGCAATTAGGGTCGCCAAATCCCGCAGAATTTGTACCTTACGATCAAATTACGCAGGAAATGGCATTTAACTGGGTATCTCAATCAATTAGTGTATCTGGGGTGGAATCCGCCATAGCCGCACAAATAAAACAGATATCTGCACCGCAATTACAACCACAGAATCCACCATTTTAGGAGAAAATAATGGATAATTTGGAACTAGAACTTAAGCTAACGGTAGCCCATGTAAATGCGATTTTGAAGCATTTGGGTCAAGGGGTTTATTCGGAAGTGGCGGATCTGATCAATCATTTGCATTCTCAGTCTGTTCCACAAGTACAGGCGGCTACTACTCCAGCACCTGTTGCGGAAGAAAAGCCTGAAGAATAAGGACGTGGGTTATGACAACTGGCCTTAATTACAATAGTTACGTGCAGCAAATTGCCACGTTGGCGGTTGTCCCTACGACTGACACTAATTTCCAAATCATATTGCCGCAAGCAATATCCTACGCGGAATTGCGGATGCAACGTGATTTGGACTTTTTGTCCACCCAGATTTACGACAATACGTCCTTTACCACAACGCAGAATCAGAACATTTTATCCATACCTACGGCGGCATTTATTACGCTTCAGACCATTCAGGTTACCGTAAATGGTGTAACGTACCCTCTGTCCCCGGTGGCGAAGGAATACATTCAGAATGTGTTTAACAGCACCGCAAGCGCAGGAGTTCCAAGTGTCTTTGCTGTTTACGGCGGCGATTCGGCCACGACTGGAAACACAAGCCAAAACATTTTGTTTGGGCCGTATCCTGACTCAGCTTATCCATTGACGTTTACGGGGACGATTCATGCGTCGTCCTTGTCCGCGTCCAACCCTACGACCTTTATCTCCACCTACCTGCCGGATCTCTTTATCTGTGCCAGTATGGTATATATTGGTGGATATCAGCGCAATTTCTCTTCTACAGGCGCTGACCCTCAGATGCCTATTAATTGGGAACAGCAATATCAAACGCTTCTTAAGGGTGCTACGGTTGAGGAATATCGTAAGAAATTCCAATCCGCCGCATGGGGTCCGCAGTCACCTTCTCCTATTGCTACGCCGCCAAGGGGATAAACAATGTCCCGCAGTACGCTTAAACTCATCCCCGGCGTTGATGTAATCAAGACGCCGACCCTGAATGAGGCGGCTCTTTCTTCCACTAATCTTGTCCGGTTTATGCCTGACCGCAACAATTTGGGGTTAGTGCAAAAGCTAGGTGGCTGGGTTGCGTATTATAATTCCGCGTATTCATCCGCTATACGGGCGCTTAAAGGCTGGGCGGATCTTAATGCAGTTAACCATTTGGCGGTGGGGTGCACAACATCTCTTAACGTCCTGACGGGTAACGTTAACCAAAACATTACGCCGCAGACCCTTACGACCAACACGGCCCCTAACTTTGCTACAACATCCGGATCATCAACGGTTACGGTTGTGGATTCTGGAATTACCGCGTCCATTTTTGATTACGTGGATTACGTAACCCCCGTATCTGTAGGCGGAATTGTTCTTACGGGATCGTATTTAATCCAATCTGTAGCAAGTACAACTTACACCATTACGGCTGGCTCTAATGCGACATCAACCGCAAATACCACAACCAATACAGTTGCGGGGTCATTTGTCGTAGGAAACACCTATAAAATTGTATCTGTTGGAACGACGGATTTTACATTAATTGGCGCTTCCTCCAATACGGTGGGTGTAATATTCAACGCTACGGGGGTCGGTACTGGCACGGGTACCGCCAAATTGGTGAGTGTATATTCCTTTCAAACAACTTCAGGCTCTAACGTTGTAACAGGTTACCTTGATAACCACGGGTATTCCGTAGGTTCAACTTTTTACGTTGGCGTTTCCACATCAATAGGCGGATTAACATTATCTGGCCTTTACACCGTTCTTAGCGTTGTAAATTCTGGAACGTTTACATTTTCCGCTCCAAATACGGCTTCTTCATCGGCTGGTCCAACGGCGATTAACAGCGGTAACGTTCAATCAAAGTTTTACATTGCGGTTGGGCCGCAACCTACAAGTGCTGGATTTGGTGTTGGCGGGTTTGGAACGGGCGGCTTTGGTGTCGGTGTTGCACCAGCCTCTACCCCCGGAACGGCCATTACCGCATCAGATTGGACATTGGATAACTTTGGCGAAAACCTTATCGCTTGCCCTGCGGGTGGTCCAATTTACTATTGGTCGCCGTCGGGTGCGTTGCAAAATGCTCAGATTTTGAGCGGCCAAGTTCCCTTGGTTAACGATGGTATCTTTGTCGCTATGCCGCAGCGCCAAGTGGTTGCCTGGGGTTCATCTTTTACGTTGCAGCCTGATCCATTATTGATTCGTTGGTCTGACGTAGCGGATAGCACCGTATGGATAGGAACCGCCACCAATCAGGCGGGATCTTACCGTATCCCTACGGGTTCCAAAATTGTTACGTGTATCCAAGGTCCGCAACAAGGTCTTATTTGGACGGATCTTGACCTGTGGGCGATGCAGTATATCGGTGCTCCGTTGGTATATGGATTCAACAAGATTGGATCAAACTGCGGTGCAATCTCCCGCAAATGCGTTGGTCAAATGGGTAACACCGTTTATTGGATGTCCCAGAAACAATTCTTTATGAATGCAGGTAATGGCCCGCAACCTTTACCATGCCCTGTTTGGGACGTTATTTTCCAAAACCTTAACACGGGGAGTGATGCTAATGGCATTCCATATACCCAGCATATCCGTTGCGCCCCTAACTCACAGTTTAATGAAATTATGTGGTTTTATCCGTCGGCGGCTGGTAACGGAGAAAATGATTCGTACGTTAAATATAACACTGTACTTAATCAGTGGGACTTTGGCTCTTTGGGTCGTAGCGCTTGGATTGACCAGTCTGTGCTTGGGCCTCCCATTGGTGCTGGGACTGATAATTACTTATATCAGCACGAAATAGGCAACGACGCGGCGTCTGGCACAACCACCACCGCAATGCAGTCCGCCATGCAAACGGGTTTCTTCAGTATAGCTGAAGGCGACAACATCATGTACGTGGACCAAATTTGGCCCGACATGAAGTGGGGTACGTACTCCGGCAATCAAAATGCCACCGTAAACATGACGTTATACTGGACGAACTATGCGGGTGACCCAACGGTTACGACAGGGTCTTACTCAGGATACCCTAGCAACTTGGTATCCTCCGCTACGTTCCCCATGACGCAAGCAACGGAATATATCAGTTGCCGTATACGGGCACGTCTCATTGCCATAAGCATATCCTCCAATGACGTAGGCACATTCTGGCGACTAGGCGGTATCCGCTATAGGGCCAGCGCAGATGGAAAATACTAACATGAATCAAGTAGGAGGTTACTATCGCATCACTTGACGATATCCTATCCGCACAAAAGAACGGGGTTGTAGCCCTTAACTCCATTGCTAACTACGATGGGTTGAGAAACGGTTATTTTGGGACGAACAACACCAAAGAAATAGCCGCCGCAACGACCAAGGTAATAAAGCCATCATCTGGCTGGCTGGCTACTATTTCCGTAATAGCGGCGGGTTCAACCACCGGATACATTTACGACACCGCCAATGCATCCCTACTGACGGGCAACCGTATTTATGCCATACCCGCCACATTGGGGATTGGGATTTACCAGATACAAGTGCCATTTACGACGGGTCTGACTATCGTTACAGGAACGGGGTCAATTGTATCTTTGACATATACGTAATTGGGCTATCAAAAAACGCAATTTAGGTGTAATTATACAGAATTATCGGATAGGTGGAGTTTCATATGTCAGACGCATTCCAATACGGTGACGAACGCGATGCGTTTCCAGATACCACCGGGCCAAATTTGCAGGGATTGTTTCCCACAAATGCGATTGATTTCAGCCGCCGTTTAGGCACCGATATTACAAATACGGCCAAATCTTTGTACAATGCCGCCCCCTCTTTTAACTATTCGCCAAGTTCGGCGGATGATGTGGGTGCGACCGTATACCCGGCCGAAACGTCCAAAACTCAAGCGATCACCCCCCGAGATCGGTCGGAATATGCGTATAAACCACATGAAAAGTCCACTTTTGAAAAATTAACGGATATTTTTCATTGGTCACACCCTAATAATCCCGCAGGACAAGGTGCCCCTTCATCAAGCAATACAATGGTGGGGGCTTTGACGGGGCAACCTGCTCCAACAACACCAGCCGCGCCAGCAACTCCCGCCGCCGCACCTGCCCCAAACCCTTTTATTAAAGCTTTGACGGGCAATACACCCCAAAACACCACGATTGCAATGGGTGGGGCAAATACGGATACTCAATATCCTAATAGCAAAGTTCCAATGCCAACCGCTCGTCCAAAAAATATGGGCGTAGTACCTCAACAGAAGCCAGCGGCTGATGCCAATGCGCCATATTTAAATAACGACCCAAATGATACTCGTCCGGGTTCATTGGGTGAAGCAATGAAGTTGTTCCCTAACCGCCCATTGCAGCAAGCTATTTATTATACGGAACCAAACACTGAGCATGGCGGCGGTCAGATGCGCCGTCTTGGTGTTGGTGCGGATACGTCAAAGCTTGATCCCGCTAATATTGCCCGTATCTGGGAGCCAGCGGACATGAATGGCGGTGAAAAGTTTATTCGCGGTGCTTTTGAAACGCCGGGTAAAAACGCCATTACGTTTAATCCAAATCAACAACCTACCCGCAAAACGTCTGGCCCCGAAGTGGGGGCGGGATATGCGTCAGGCGGCCATGTTGAAATGGCGGATAAACTTGCGCGCGAAAAGGCAACCCCTTGCCATACGGGAATTATCCATATGGCGGTAGGCGGTCGCACAGACCACCTCCCAATGAACGTTCTTGAAGGTTCATATGTGTTACCAGCGGACATTGTTTCTGGTCTTGGTGAGGGTAATACCTTAGCGGGTGCTAAGATTTTGGACAGCATGTTTTCTCAAGGGCCCGGTGGCTCAAAAATCCCTGATTTCCGGGCTAATCCACGTTATCCAAGCTTGATGTTTCCGGTTCCCGGAAATGAAACATTATCGCAAGCTTCAAGGGCGACGGGTGGTGTGGTTACATCGGGCAAACACCGCCCTGTTCCTATTGTGGCGGCGGGTGGTGAATATGTTGTTCATCCCGATGATGTCGCGCGGTACGGCGGCGGAAATTTAAACACAGGCCACAACAAATTGGACAATTTTGTTAAATATGTTCGGTCTCATTTGATTAAGACGCTTAAAAACCTCCCCGGCCCTAAAAGAGATTGAGAATGACTGATTATAAGGTCAAGGTAGCTACTGAAGATGATGTGGATCAAATCATTGATCTGCTAAAAATGATGCACGATGAAAATGGCGTTTTTCAATACGATGAAGAACGAACACGTGATATCATTTTAAACATGATAAGTAATGGCAAAGGCATTGTTGGGGTTATTGGCGATGATCAAATTGAGGCTATGATTGGTTTAATTATTGACCAATTGTGGTACGGGAAAGATTTTCATCTCAATGAATTATTTAATTTTGTTCACCCTGATTTTCGCAGGTCTACTCGCGTCAAATCGTTGATTTCTTTTGCTAAAAAGTGTTCGGATGAAATGCAAATACCTTTAGTGATTGGCGTTGTGGCTAATCACCGGACTGAGGCAAAGGTTAAACTGTACGAAAGACATTTCCCAAAAGCGGGATCTTTCTTTTTATATAACGAAGATTATGCAAGGGTAAACAGTCATGGGTAGTTTATTAAGTCCCGGTCCATCAACCACGACATATCAACCACCTGCGGCGGTAACGGCTGCTTATACCGACCTTATAAATAGGGCTGGTGGACTTTTAAGCACGGGCGCTCCGTATTACGACCCATCAACCGCACAAGCATATGCGGGATTTGTCCCCGGACTAGTCGCTCAACAGACGCCGGAACAGATTAACGCGATTAATAATATTACAAATTTACAGGGTTACACTGACCCTAATTTTGCCGCCGCGACAGCGTTGACGACAAGTGCCGCCGCGCCTGTGCAGATGCAGCAATTTTCGCCTGATGCAATTAACCAATACATGTCACCGTACATGAATGATGTTGTTAATTCTGCGGTGCAAAACATCAATCAAACTAATGCCCAACAACAACAACAGGTGTTGGGCAATTCAATTCAACGGGGTGCATTTGGTGGTGACCGTGCGGGCATTGCTCAAGCTGAATTAGCGCGGCAACAGGGTTTAGCTGGCAATGCTACGATTGCTAACCTTCTTAGCCAAGGTTACGGCCAAGCTTTGGGTGAATTTAACCAACAGCAAGGTGTTGATATTACAAACCAATTGCAGAATCGTAATTTGCTGTCATCCAACGCGATGAACTTAGCAAATCTTGGGACGGCTGGTCAAACTGCAGCATTGCAACAAGCGCAAGCTCAATATGGGGCGGGTGCAACGGAACAACAACAGCAGCAAGCAAATCTTTCAACCGCTTATCAACAGTATCTCAATCAATACCAATTCCCGTACAATCAATTGGGTTTTTATGGCGGGCTTGTATCAGGTGCGTCGTCGGGATTGGGTGGAACAACCACAGGTACTGCCGCAACGCCTGCATTAGGGTCCACAATTCTTGGTCTTGGCACCACGATAGGATCAATGGGGACAAATAGTATTTTTGGCCAAGCATTAGGATTTAAATCAGGTGGTGCGGTAAATCATTATGATGGTGGTGGCGTTGTCCCATCAGCCGCCAATTCTGTTGCCCCAACCAATAATCCCGCTAATCAACCTATTGAGGCGGCATACAATACATATATGGCTCTTGCTAATTCCGGCAATGCGTCACTGCATGATTTGCGGAATGCGTACAATGCTTATGTTGGTACATTGCAACCCACGCCGGGTGCTGCATTGCCAACAAAAGCAGTCACAGGCCCCGCGCCAACTACTGGCGTTGTAGCTGCTACGACAAATACAACTCCGACAAATACTACGGCATCAACGACAACACCTGATCCATCTTTAGCTAGGGTGGCAAGTGGTGGTGTAAATAATAAATTGGGCGGCAACACCACTAGCATGGCTAACGGCCCTTACAATAATGGCGGTGGGCCGGGCTATGCATTTAACAGTGGCGGGGTGTTTGGAAATTTAATTAGCTCAATAGCCGCTGGCTTGGAAGGCACGACAAACGTCAACACAACCCCCGCTGAACCCGGTTACACTGGCGTTGTGTCAAGCATGGATACGCCCGTTGACAAAACGGATGTGGGCGGTTTTCTGGACAAATCATTAACCAAAGATGACAATCCATCAAATCGCGGTGGTAGAATTGAGAAAGCCAAAGGCGGTGTTATCCCCTATGCGTACGGTCTTGTGACAAAAGATGATTTATCGCAATTAAATCAAGAATCTTTTGGTTCAGGAACGTCGGATGCAACCCCATCTGAGGAAGCTTTCGCTAGTGCTGATATTTTAAGCGGAATGCGGCGTGGTGGGGTTGTCGGACATTTTGCGCCGGGTGGTGCGGCGACAGATGATTCATCAGATGATTCATCAGATGACACGCCAATAGCGGATACATCGGTAATACAGGGGTCCGCCAAAAACGCTGGTATCCCAGTGGATCAATTTGTTAAATTATCGCAAGGTGAAAGCGGTCGCCGTTTTAAATTAGGTGATGATAATTCATCCGCAGGTCCGTTCCAACTTCACGTAGGTGGTGCTTCGGACAAATATCCTAATCCCGGGAAAGGCGATGATTTTTTTAATGAAATGCATCCTGATTTGGCGGAAAAATTAACGCCTCAACAAAAGGCCGCATACATAAACGATCCATCCCACTTACAAGAAACGTCGGATTGGACCGCAAATGAAATTGCAAAGAATGGGGCAAATGCTTGGACTGTAGCACGTCAACAAGGTCTTCTTGGTGCTAATCAAGCTGATATGCCTTATGTTAATGCAAAGAATGCCTCCGCTCCAGCGGCGGATCAAACGCCTCAAAACAAGAGTATTTTATCTGGTATTTTCCCCAGCTTAAATGACCCAGAACGTCTCGCGATGTTTAAGTTTGGTACAACCCTTATGGGAACACCGGGTTCGTTTGGTATGGGATTAGCCAAGGCTGCTGATGCGTATGCGAATCAATTGGTTGAGTCGCAGAAACTTGCATCGGAAAGCAATTTACGCGCGGCTCAGGCAGAAGCGCAAAAGGGCGAAGCGATTACCAAACGTGCAACACTTGGTCGCGCTGGCGCTTTAGTAAGCACTATGAACCCAGACGGCTCTATTTCATTGCAGCAAATTCCAATAGGCGGTATGGGAGGCGGACAGCCAACTCCGGCTATACCATCGGCGGGCGGCGGTGAATTTAACGTTCCACCCGCAAGTCAATCTGGCCCAGCAGCAACCCCATCTGGCGGTGGTGCTGGTCCATCTGGCGGAGGCACCCCACAAACTCCAAACGCCCCTTCTGCGCCAACAAAACCACAACCGTTGCAAACTTTTGCATATGGATCAGTTCGCGATGACGGGATGAACGCTGATAAAAAATACGCGGCCATTCAGCAAGAAATTGACGCGATCAATAATGACGTATCTGCTCAATATGGCCCGCGCCAACAGCAATTAGCTACACAATCTGATGAAGCGCAGAAAACCGCAAATAAAGAAGGTACCGCCGCTTACAATGGTAGGCAGGATCTTCAGACCTTAACAAAAGTGGTGGCGTCTCAAGATTCAACTGGCTTGCTTGCTTCTGGTATTCAGAAAGCATTCCGTGACCGTATGGCTAACTATGCCCAAACGGTTGGTGCAATGACGGGCAATGATTTAGGTTTGTCTGATAAATTAAGCGCTCAAGAACAGGCAAATAAGATTGCTACTTGGGCGTCAGTCCAGCAAGGCCGCCATGCCGGGTTTATTACGCAAGGTTTGGAAAATGCATTCCCAACAGGTGCGTTGCAACCAGAAACCCAGCGTTCATTACTTGCAAGCATGATTACGCAAAGCAAGCGCGCGCAAGACATGCAAAAGTTTACGACTGATTATAATCAGAAGACTAATAATTTGGGCTGGAATGCTGAGAATGTGTTCCAAAAAACAAACCCGCCAAGCGAATATGCGCGGGATGCTTCAGCTATCGCTGCACTTATGGATTTGTCGGATAAAACTCCTGCCGGACAAGGTAATTTGCATCCAAACCCAATTACGGATTTGATGAACCGTAAGTATGGCGCAAAATCGGCTGAGTATTTTGACCAATATGTCCACAATCTGTATGTCAAAACGGGCGACCCACGCTTTGCGGTTCACAATCTTTCCCGTTATTTTGAATAGTAGGAGTGGTAAATGGACGACCAAAACCCGTTTATCTCTCAATACGGATCAATGGATTCGCAGGTAGCCCCTGCGCCTTCAAAATCTCAATCTTCTTCTGAGGAGGGGAACCCGTTTGAAGATGCGTACGGTGCTATTAATGAGAAACAACAAAAACAAACGGCGTATGAAGAAAAAATACAGGGTTATACCCCCGCTGCTGAAGAACAGGTAAAAAGACAAGGGGCTGCGGGAGTTAATATGCCCGCATCTTCAATTCCATTTGTAGGCCCATTGGTTGCTAATGCGGCGGATCATTTGGCGGCTGCGGTTGGGATTGGATCTGGTGGTGATTATGGCCCCGCAAAAGATTACGCGGAGCGGTTGCAAAATATTCAAGCACGTTCAGAAGCGTTAAAACGCGCACAACAAGAACAACAGCCCATTGCTTCCGCCGCTCAGGAATTTGGCCCTTCTTTAGCATTGCCCGCTGGGGAAGTTACAAAGGGTTTGGAAACGGTTATCGCCCCCACGACCACCTTAGGTCGCGCAGCAACAGACATAGCTGGCCTTGGATTGGAAGGTGCTGGTTATGGAGCAGCTTCTGCGGCGGGTGAAAAGTATTTTGGAACGGAGCCAAATGCTGCCGACACAAGTATCACTCAGGGTGCGGTGCTTGGTGGCGCACTTGGTGCTGGTTTAGGCGTCGGAGCACGGGCGGCAGGTGCAGCGGGAAACCTTGCGCTTGAACATGCGCCGGAATGGATGACTAGCTTCTTCCAAAAAGATCCTCAGTTTGCAAAAAGTCTTGCGGACGTATGGGAGCAGGATCGTCAAAACGGCCATACCCGGAATGCTGGAACGCCTCAGGAAATGAAGGGATTGGATCTTGACCAATTCCAAGCTCAAAGAACCGCTAATTTGCAAGACCCCGCAGCAACCCAAATGCCGCAATGGGGAGACATTGGCGGTGATGTTTGGCAAAATCATATTAATGATATTATTTCAAATGGCAGCCAAGATCAGATTGATGCCATTCAGAAAATGTATCAAAGCCGCGCTGGTTCGTCCGGGAATAGGTTTTCCGACTTTTTGGACAGAATGTATGGCGTCAATGAACACATGAATTTGGCGGATCTTGAGGCTGACGCTACAAGACGCCGCAATGAGATTAATAACGACAATTATAAAATCTCCGACGCCCCTAACAATGGTTTGGGCAAGTGGAGTAAAGAATGGAACGGGTTTTTGCAAAACCCAGATTTTCAACAAGCCATTCGGAATACAGATACGGAATTAGGCCAAACTGTTTCTGGTTATAATTCACCATTTTCCCGCGTCATTCGTGAGCCGGGTACCGGCAACTTATTGCCTGATCTTCCAATTGGATCTTTGCGTTTGTCTGACGCCAATAAAGAAGCCTTATATCAAAACAAAATATTCAATGTTTCTGACCTTGAGGGAAAATCAGAAAAAGACCTTTTTAATATGTTTTACGAACATCCGCAGGGTGAAGATGTTGAGGGGGCCGATTATTTAGCCGCCAAAAATGTTGCCGATAAACGTGTTACTTCTGTTCAAAATGCAATGAATAAAGTTCCATTCAAATTTGCGGTGGACCCCAATAAAGTCAATGTTCGCGTATTGGATCAACTTCAACGGGAACTTAATATCCTTGGTGAAAATAAAATTACCCAATCTGGCGGTACCCAATTTGGCTCCGGAAAAGGCGTAAAAGCTATGGGCGAAAAGATCGTCAATGATCTTAAAAACCCAAAAAGTTCTGTATTTAACCAAGCATTTACAAATGCACACAATGGATATGTTTTCAAACGCGATCAAGAGAACGCTGCTAAATTGGCCACCCGATTGATTAATAGCATTGGGGACACGAAAAAAGTCCACGAATTGGTTAATGTTTCAAAAATTCTTGGCGCTGAAGAAAAAAACTTCATGCAAAAAGCGTTTATGCTTAACCTATTAAACAAAGCAAAAATTGGTGATCGGTTTAATTCGGCCATTGTGAATAAGTATTTTGACAATGCTCAAGCCCGTAAAGCATTAACAAATATCTTTGGGCCGCAAGAAGTTAAGCATATGGAAACTTTTGCGCGAATGGAATCATTGCAAAATGATACCAATAAGATTGTTAATGGCATGACGGGCCGCACCCCTTCCGCCTTCACATTTTCCCCGTTGGATCTTCTTATTGGGACGCACAGTTTGTGGGCGGAAGCTTTAAACAAAATTGCTCAATTCTCCGCCGATAGCGCACAAAGAAGATATGCTAGCCGCATATTGAAGCAAATGAAGTCCAATAATATTGATGATCTTCAGGCGGCGTATCGCGATTTATATCAAAACCAGAATATGTCCAACAAAGCGAAAATGTTTGTTAACGACAATCTTGGCAAAGCTATACGTCAACGCGCAACGGTAGCGGGTGCTACAGCTATGGGCCGCAAAGAGGGTGGCCGCGTGGGCTATGACGAGGGCGGCGATGTCCGTGCTGGGGATAGCGTTGGTGGGTATAAAGGTGATACAGGCGGTTCCAGTGGAGATTCGGGTGGGAACGAAAACGTTCGCGCCGATACTGTTTCGCAATCACAACAAGCATCCAGTGACTCACAAGCGGCGGCAAATGACAAGGCAAACCGCCAAGACGTAAGTCCATTTGCTTTTGGCAAGGATGTAAACGTTTCCGGAAACGTTGGAGCCGCCCCTTCTCAAGGCGACCCTTCATCAATCGCTACGCCGCATTTGGATTACGTCAATAGTTTAGTTGATAAGATTCAGGGACCGGAAAGTTCGTACGGACAAAATACGTACAATATGAGTTCCGGTGCATTTGGACCGTGGGGACTAACCCCCGCGACCGCTTTGAGCCAACTAACGCAGACGCATCCTGAAATGCTTAATCAGGCAACGGGCCAAGTTAATCCCGGCGACGTAAGCACGGGTGGTTTGGATACCAGTCAAGATCCTTCGGGCGTTTCTAACTCCACATTACTTAGGAACATTGTCCTTGACCGTAATTTGCAAAGGGATTTGGTCACAAACCTTACGCAGCAAAATATGGCAACATTGGCGGCGAATGGATTTGATACATCGCCTCAAAATGTTTATGCCGCCCATATGTTGGGTGTGAATGACGCGATGAAGGTGTTGCGGTCAAACGGTGGTTCTAGCCTTCAAGACACTGGTATCAATCCAAAAGCAATTACCGGAAATAAGTTGCAAGGAATGTCGGTTAACGATTTCCTTAATCATACGCAAAGCGTAATGGCTAAGGCCCCTACGGCTCCTAGTGCGCCTACGGCTGGCCGCACCTTCCAAAATAAGGGCGGTCGCGTAACCCGCGCAACGGGTGGTCGTATTCCTGAGGTTGATAAGGTTTTTAAAGCCGCTAAACGGGAATTGGATGGTCACACGAAATCCATGCTTCATATGCATGATGATGCAATTGTCCATGCTTTAAGAATTGCAAAAGGTAAGGTATAATCATGCTAACCCGTATTGAGAGGCACTAAAATGGCGAACATGTTTGATCAACTATTTAGCTACAGTGGCGCTCCAGCGTCCGGTGGTGCAGATCAAGGTAACGCGGATGGCAGCACGTATTCTGGCGTAGGCAGCCACGGGGCCGTAACGCATCCTGACACGGGCAATAGAACGGGCCAAAACTTAAGCAATGAGATGTATCAACAATTGATGCCGTTGTTGAACAATGTCAACATTGCGCGCACCAGTGCGCTTCTTCAAAATCCTCAAAATGGCCCTTATTTGGGATCGGCAATTAATGCCACAACAGGCGGCGGTACGTTGCCAACGGGTGGTGGGACAACTACAGGCGGTGGGACGACGACAACGGGCGGTGGCACAACCACAACTGGTGGTGGGAC